CGGCGGGCGGCGTAGGCCGCGCGTTCGGGCAGATGTTCAGCGGAACAAAAATCGGGAATCTGTTTGCAAAGGCAGGCGGCGCGGCGGGCGGCGTATTCTCGAAACTGTTTTCGGGAATCGGCGGCGTTGCGACGCGGACATTTACCGGGGTGGCCGGGAAGATTACGGGAATATTCGGCAAGGCCGGAACCGCAATCGCGGCGGGACCCCTTGGGAAAATCGGAAGTGTGATCGGAAGCGGAATTGGAAAGGTAACATCCCTTTTCGGCCCGCTGAAAAAGCTGGGCGGCGCTATTTTGGGGCCGTTCGGCGGCATTCTTGGGAAGATTCTTCCCGTCGTCGGCGTAATTACGCTGATTATTTCGGCGGTGCAAATCCTCCGTGACAATCTCGACAAGGTGCGCGAGGTTGTCGGACGGGTATTCGGAGAAGCCGGGCTGGTTGTCTTTGACAAGGTGGTTGCGGCGGTAACGAATATCGGAAACACTATCAAGGGCATTTTTACGGACGGCAATTTAGGCGGCGCACGTGACTTCCTGATAAACCTTTTCGGAGAGGAAGCGACGGGCGTTATTGATGGGGCGATCACAGTTATTCAAACCCTATGGAATATCCTTTCGGGGTTCATTGAGTTTGTGAACACCTACATTCGCCCGATTGTCGAACAGCTATTTACATTCATTGTTGAAACGGTGCTTCCGCAAATCGCGCAGGCGTTCGCGGAGTGGGCACCGACAATCGCGGAAGTGCTACAAGGAATCTGGACCGTTGTTCAGACCATTGCAACGGCGATCATGCAGGTAATTCAATTCCTTATGCCGACGATTCAAAACATTATCAGCGTAGGACTTGAAACCATCCGGGGCGTTGTCTCCGGCGTGCTGACCGCAATTAAAGGCGTTGTGGATGTATTCGCGGGAATCTTTACCGGGGATTGGTCCCGTGTATGGGAGGGCGTGAAAAGCATATTCAGCGGCGTTTGGGAATCGCTGAAAAGCATTGCAAGCGGCGTATTGAATGGCATTATCGGCCTTATCAACGGGGTTATTTCCGGCTTGAACAAGCTGAAAATTCCCGATTGGGTCCCCGGAATCGGCGGAAAGGGAATCAATATCCCGCTGATTCCCACGTTTGCAAAAGGCACAAAGAACACGCCCGACACGTTCATTGCAGGCGAAGCGGGCGCGGAACTTGTGACGAATGCCCGGAACCGTACCGTCTTTAACGCGGCGGAAACGGGAAGCATTTTCCGCAATCTCGCAAACACAGTAAACACCATTCGAGCGGGGGCGGGTATTCCCTCCCTGCAACTTGCCTATGCAGGGGCCACGGCCCCCAGCGTTGCGGCCCCGTCGGTTGCGGCGGGTGCGCGTCAATCGTCAATCGTGGTTCACAGCGCGCCCGTTTTCCATGTGGGGAGCGAAGCACAGGCAGAGGACATTGAAGAACTGTTGCGGAAGCATGACGAAGAATTGCTGGACAAGATCGACGAAAAGCAACGGCAACAGGAGGACGACGAAAGGCGGCGGCAGTATGACTAAATACACCACGATTGCCGGGGATATGTGGGACGGAATCGCCTATAAAACGTTAGGCGACGAAGCTTACACCGACAAAATCATCAAGCAAAATCCGAAATACCGCCGTCTTTTTGTTTTCCCCGCGGGTATCGTGCTGGACATTCCCGACCCTGACACGCGGGTTTCGGCGGAGTTGCCGCCGTGGAAGAGGGGGACGGCATGAACGCGCGGAGAACCATTGTGCACCTGATTTTTGAGGGCGTGGACATTTCGACAGACATCAATAAACATCTTCTTTCGCTGACCTATACGGACAACGAAGAAGATAAAACAGATGATTTGCAACTATCCCTTGACGACCGGGAGGGCGTGTGGCTGGGAAACTGGCTTAACACGCCCTCCGCGTCAAAGGGCGCGGAAATTTCCGCGGTGATCGTTCAAAAGAATTGGGATTCAACAGGGAAAGACCGGGTTCTTGATTGCGGCGTTTTCGAGGTTGACACCGTGAACGGGAGCGGCCCACCCGCGAAAGCGACCATCAAGGCCGGGTCAATCCCCTATTCTTCCACCATTCGGACGCAGAAAAAAACAAAGGCGTGGGAAAAAATCACCCTTTCAGCCCTTGCAAATGAGATTGCAGGAACGAACGGGCTTGCCTGTATGTTTGAATCAGCGTTTGACCCGTTTTACACGCGGAAAGAGCAAATGCAGGAATCGGACATCACGTTTTTACAGCGCCTTTGCAAAAACGCGGGAATCTCCCTGAAAGTCACCGCAAAAATGATCGTTCTGTTTGACGCGGCGGCTTATGAGCAGAAAGACGCGGTACGGACGATCAAACGCGGCGCGGCGGACGTTTCCCGGTGGTCCTTTTCCACCAGCTTGCACGACGTATCATACAGCAGTTGCCACGTTTCCTATACGGACCCGACGACGGCGACGACCATTGAATATACTTACACGCCGCGGGACGCGGACGAAAGCGGGCAGGTGCTGGAGATCAACGAAAAGGTTTCGAGCCGCGAAGAAGCCCGGCAACTCGCAATGAAGCGTTTACGGCAGAAGAACAAAGAGGAATTCAAAGCGTCGTTCAGCCTTGCCGGGGACGCGCGGCTGGCCGCGGGAATCACGGTGCTGGTTTCCGGGTACGGCGCGTTTGACGGGAAATACATCATCGAAACGGCGACGCATTCCGTGTCGCGGAGCGGTTACAAAACAGACATTACGTTGCGCCGGGTGCTGGAGGACTACTGATGAACGATCTTACAATTTTGAAAAATATTGTGCGAACGGGCTGGGTTTCGTCTGTCAATGCGGCGGCGCGCACGGCCCGCGTCACATTCAAAGATAAGGGGAAAACGATTGTTTCCGGCGAACTGAAAGTGATAAAATGCCCGCCTTTTATCCCAGCAAAAGACGTAACACAGCAGACGGAAGAAAAGGGCGGCGGAAGAGGCGACGCGGCGTTTGAAACCCACACGCACAACGTCACAATCAGCCCGTGGCTACCGTCGCCGGGTGATTACGTGCTTTGCATTTATATTCCGACGGACGACGGCGACGGGTTCGTGATTGGAGGGATATAGAGTGGCAACAATCGGAAGCTGGGGCGACTTCACCTTTTACGTTTCCCGGCAGGCGGTGAAAACCTTTGACGGCCTGAAATGGGACAGCGCGGCGAAGTATTCGACCCATGAACGGCACTTGAAAGAGCCGCTTTTGGAGTTTACAGGAACGGACGTTGAAAGCATGACTTTTACCATGTTCTTTTCCGTGTACTTGGGGGTAAATCCGATCAAAGAGGTATCGAAACTGCTTCAAGCTATGCGCCGCGGAGAGGTTCACCGCCTTGTGATCGGGCCGAAAGCCTACGGAACAAACAAATGGGTCATTACAAAGCTTTCAAATTCCTTGGAGCGGTACGACAACCGGGGAAACCTGCTTGTCGCGTCCGTAAACGTCACTATGCAATCATACTCGAGTAGATAGGAGGGCGAACAATGGCGTATATCGTGAAAGCCTACACGCCCGGAAAAATCAACCTTGCGCCGCAAAGCACCGTTGAAGAGGTATTGCAAAATGTCGCAATTATCGTGTCAACACCGAAATTTTCGGTCCCCCTTGAACGGGGGCTGGGGCTTGCACAGCGGTTTATTGACAAGCCGATTCCGGCGGCACAATCTATCCTGATTTCAGAGGTTTTGGACGCGGTGGAGGAATACGAACCGCGGGCGCAGGTTGAAAACGTAACTTTTGAATTGGGCGATCAACCGGGGGTTTTGATTCCTGTTTTGGAGGTGAGCATAATTGACGACGACAACGGTTAGAAACTACCCTGATATTTCCTTTGTGGAAACCGACACGGAAGCCATTAAAAACGCCCTGATTCGTTCGTATGAAATCTTCACGGGGCGCACGCTTTACCCGGCAGACCCGGCCCGCCTGTTCGTTCTTTGGGTGGCCGACATCATCGTTCAAGAGCGGGTCAACATTGACTTTTCGGCAAAACAGAACGTCCCGCGGTATGCAGAGGGTGAATATTTGGATTCCCTCGCGGAACTGTTCAAAGACGCTTACAGGCTGGAGCCGGAAAAGGCAAAGACGACGCTAAAATTCACGCTTTCAATCAAGCTGGAGGTTGCGACCGTCATTCCGGCGGGAACACGGGTGACAGCCGACGGCGAAATTGTATTTGCGACGCTGGAAAGCCTGACTATCCCGGCGGGCGAATTGTCCGGGGAGGTCAAAGCGGAATGCCTGACGGCGGGAGAGAGCGGAAACGGCTTTGTTCCGGGACAGATCAACCAGCCGATTGACATTTTCCCGTATTATCAGAGCGTGGAAAACACCACGGAAAGCGCGGGCGGCGCGGACGAAGAGAGCGACGCGGCGTTTTATGAACGTATGCGGGAG